TTATTTTGTGTTTCTTGACCTTGTGCAAATTGTACCACCGCAGCCTCACGTATTTCAACACCTGCGTACTGACATATCTTAATGACCAAATCATTTAGGTTATCAAGTGGTAACTCAAAGTCTTGGTAATCTAAATTAGACGCATTAAATACAGGACCTTGTGCTTCTAATGCTATATTGTAAGTCCATTTAGGTGTTAGTGGGTATCGAACGTACTGTGATGATATATCTGTAGCTCCTGTAATTGTAGCAGGATACACAGTCATTATAGAACCTTCAGTTGTGTACGCAGGAAAGTCTTTACTTGGGGCTGTTATCATAGAGTTTAAAAGCATAGTAATCTTGCTTTGATTCACACGTTCAACCTCTAAACCTTTATAAATAACTTTATTCATTAAATAATAATCAGAAGGCATTGTATAGGTGTTATCTGCGGCTGCAGTCTGAGCTAGTGTTGCTGTCTTTGAAAACAAGTCAATCACCTCAAGTATACCTTTTGATATATCCGCATAGTCAGTACCTGACCTACGAGCATTCTCTAAGTTTATTTGCGTATTGTAATCGTAAAAGTAATTCTCAAATATCTCTAACTGAGCTTGTTGTGCATACAGGTTAAAGTCTGATGGGGAAAGGTATCCGTAGTTATTCTTATTAAGTATAGCAAGGACTGTATTTCTTAC